CGCCAAGAGGTGTGTATGTTGATCCGCTCATTGTTAAAATTCTCCTAGTTTTTTAGTTTATATTGTTTATTTAGTTTTAAGTCAAACATAATTATGGTGTTTTAATTGTATATCCTGTTGTGTTTTTAGGCGTCTTTATTGCATACCCACTGACTGAAGTTTTAGGCGTTTTTGGAGTATATCCTGTGCTTACTTTAGGGTTAAGTTTACCATAGTATTTTAATATTAATTTATCGTCGTTTAAACCTGTCGTGGCAACTTGACCTTCTGGAAATACATTAGACAATTGCGTTGTCGTTGTAGTGCCCAGAGCTGTTGTAGCGGATTGGCCCGCGGGGTCTACTAAAGTGTTTGGTAAAGCTGTTATACCACCTAATTCAGCTGCTAATACGGTTAAAGCATTTAATGTAATAAGAGGATTAGAAGTAAAACTTAAAGTTCCTAAACTTGTTGTAGCAGACTGACCTGTTATTCCCATTATATCCGCTGGTGCTAATGATCCAACGGCAGATGTAGCAGATAGACCAGATAAACCTACTGAGTGATCATCTAATGATATTAATCCCTCGGATGATATTAAACCTAATCCTGTAAGGGTAAATGTAAGATCGGACTTAACTAAAGATAAAGAATTTAATGTAGAAGTAGCAGATAAACCCGTTAACCCAACAACGTCTGCAGGAGTAACTGTTCCAAGAGTGGTGGTTGCACTTAAACCAGTTAAATTAAATACTGCTGACTCAACTGATCCCCAACCATTTTGACCCCAGTTAAGTGTACCCCAACCTGGTTTAACTTCAATTAGTTCGTCTGGAACTCCAAGAGATGTTGTAGCTGTAAGACCTGTAAGTGTAACAATAGGTGTATCACCCCATGATTGATAACCCCAAGTTTCACGACCCCAACCTTGTTCAATAGTTTGAGCATCATTCCAACCTGCCTGTCCCCAGGTAAGTCGGCCCCATCCTTCTGTAACACTGGGCACGATGACCCTCCTATGCTATCTGTATGATTGCGTTTCCTGCTGTTTGTGCTGGAAATTGAATTGTGAAAGTTCCACTAGTAACAGTTTTGTCTGCACCAAAATTAATTGCGCAAACTGCTCTGTTAGTTGTAAATCCTGTAACGGCTGTTGAATTGTAAATTAAACATCCTCTTGCTGTAAAAGAAGCAGATGAACCCCAACTTGTATCAGCAAATTTTACACATGCTGTATCACCAGATAAAACAGGATCAGCACTTGCTGATAAAGTATTTCCACCTGTTGTATATCCAGAAGAAGTTGAAGTTACTTCATAAGTGTTAGTTGGATCTGCTGTACCATCTGAAGGTGCAGTGTAAGCTGTAGTTGATTTACTTAATGTTGCTGAATCACTAGAGTATAATGCAATTTTAAATGCATTACCTGTAGGTGCTCCACTTGAATCGTTAAAATTGTGTCCGCCTTGTAGAATTTCTACTTTGAAGCTATTAGCTATTGCCGATGTTATTGTCATAAAATTCTCCTATTACTGAGGCGCTGACTCGATTGGAATACGTATAGTACCATCCGTGTAATCGTCTCGTCTTCGTCTTCCAAGTTGCATCGCTGCAAACTTTTGTAGTTCTTGTTTATATTTATTTTCATATAATGTCAACATATCAGTAGGACCTTTTAAAAACCCATATGCTTCTACCAAACATGCATATAATAGTCCTTGAGGAAAATAATTACTTACATATGTTCCTCCAGTATTTGTTTCTAAACCGGTTGGCATAGCATTATAATGAATAATGTATTTATAATTAGCGTCTGGTGTAGGAGCCACATATATAGCTCCAGACGTAGCTGTGCTAGTTCCAGTAGTGGCACCACCAAACATAGAATAATATTTAGGAAGACCTGTTGTATCTTGACCTGCAGAACCTCCTTCAGTACCTGTCAATTCTCCTACATATTCTGAAATAAAAGTTTGATCACGTCTTTCTAACCATACTCCTTCTCCTGTAGTAGCTGTTGTTGAATCATAAACTTCTATACCCCTAACAAATAATAAACCAGTAGGCATAGTAATTGAATTAAAATCAGTTGCAAATTGTGCTTCTGATTGAATTCTATCAGAATCCATGGGACAATCTAAATTAATTCTGTGTTCTGCATTCCGAAGAAAACCATTTATGATAGCAGCTGTAAACACATTACTATCTACTTCTGTGTAATTTCTTATATCTGTTGTTAGATCTGAATAACTATATGCCATAATTAACTTCTATCATTTATCGGCCCAATTGTACATTGAAAACCACCTCCAGTAGCTGAACTAGCTGCATTTGAAACTAGTGATACTGTTAATGAATTGTGTTGTGTTTCTGTTTGTGATTGTTTAGGACCTACCACAACTGTTGTAGCCACAGCAGTTGCAAGATACGAACCAAAAACTTTTACTCCATCTTCATGAGCTCCTGCATTTGTTGGATCTAAAGTGACACCTCTAAAAGGAGCAGATGTCCCCCTGGTTAAACCTGATATGACACCTGTGCCAGTATTGTTACCAGTATATTTAATTACTTCATTATCAAAAGCACCACTGGTACTATTCATTTTTTCAATTACAAGATATCCTGCAGTTGGAAAAGCAGTTGAGTTTGTTAAAGTTAAAGAATTTTGTGTAGCATTAATTGCACCATTTAAAGTTGTTTCCTGCTCTAAGGTAGAAACAGCTACTCCACCCACTGGTACTTTTACTTCTCTAAATCTGACATAAGTTGTTCCTTCATTAAAACCATTATTTGGAAAAGATACACTTAAAATTTTAGAAGCTGCTGTAGTCGTAAAAGGATTATTAGGTAAAATATCCTCTACAGGAAATTCTGTTCTAGCTGGTCTTGCATGTTGTAAAGCTTGAGGATCAGCACCTACAGGATGTGGTTCTAGCTGAGGCTGTTTTGGTTCAAATTCAGATATGTGAACCCATGCTCCAGTCCATTCTTTAACCATTTCATTGTATGGAAATGCAGCACCGGATCTATCTGATATTGCAAGTGCTCTTCTTCCTTTTGAAAATCTTGCCATTATACATTTGGATAATAGGTTTTCGGTGTAATATACGTACTCGCCGCTGATCCATCCTCCGATAGTGCTCTTGCTAATTCATCTTCATAAATTAATTTACATTCTTGAACTCTTTGTGGTGCATATTTCATAGCTAAATAATAAGCTAAACCTGAAACCATACAAGGCACAAATCTAAAAGGAGTATCGCTTGCATTTGTATAGGCCCCTGCATCTTGGATTCTTTTTACATAATAAACATTTATAAAATTATTAGCTGCGGTTGCATTTGGTAATGGATAAAGTGTAATTGTAACTTTATCTATAAATCTTTGAACCCAAAACTGTGAAGGTGTTCCAAGTGATGCCTTGTTTGCTGTTGCAGAATAAGCATCTCTTGCAACTTTTGTTAAACCAATATCT